ATGGCACGAAAAACCACCCCACTAACTATTACGGAGATCAAAAACGCACGACCAGGGGAAAAGGAATATACCCTGCAGGATGGCGGAGGATTATTTCTTCTGGTGAAGCCCTCCGGATCAAAAATCTGGCGTTTTACGTACTACCGCCCGGCAGATAAAAAACGGACTATTATCAGCCTTGGATCGCTAAATGATGTTTCCCTGTCTGATGCCAGAGAGCGACGGAATGAATACAGGTCACTCATAGCAAAGGGAACTGACCCACAGGACTACGAACGCCGGAAACGTGAAGCAGAGAGCAGGAAAAAGGGCAACACGTTCGAAAAAGTTGCCTCGGACTGGTACGAGATGAAAAAAGGCCAGAATCTGGCTTACAACACGATTAAGGATATCTGGCGATCCCTGGAAAAATATGTATTCCCGTACATCGGAAACACGCCAATAGATACCCTCACCGCTCGCCGCTTTGTTGAGATACTCACACCCATTAAAGCACGCGGCAACCTGGAAACTCTGAAACGCGTTTTACAACGCATCAATGAAGTGATGGATTTTGCTGCCAACAGTGGGCTGATTGACATCAACACCGCCGCGAACGTCCGCAAGGCATTCCCTTCCCCCACTAAAAAGCATATGCCAACCATCCGACCGGAACAGCTACCGCAGCTAATGCACGATTTATCGGTCGCCAGCATAGAACGGCAAACCAGATTGCTAATCGAGTGGCAACTGCTGACCGTAGCACGCCCAGCCGAAGCAGCCGCCGCACGCTGGGAAGAAATAGATCTCGATGCCGAAACATGGACGATTCCAGCCGGACGCATGAAGATGCGCCGTGACCATGTGATCCCTCTTTGCGGTCAGGCGATAGCTGTACTGGAAACAATGAAGCCAATCAGCGCACACAGGGAACATGTTTTTCCCAGCCTTAAAAATCCAATGCTGCCAATGAGCAGCCAGACCGCTAACGCTGCATTGCGCCGGATGGGATACGCTGGTGTGCTGGTGTCTCACGGATTACGCGCCATATTCAGTACAGCAGCGAACGAGGAAGGATTCGAGCCGGACGTAATCGAGGCCGCACTCGCACACGTGGACACGAACGAGGTAAGGCGAGCATATAACCGAAGTAACTACCTGGAAAAACGTGTAGTACTTATGCGCTGGTGGGGTGAATTTGTGGAAGCCGCAGCAACCGGAGTGACCATAGCCAGTGGTAAAAGGGGTATCCGTGCGGTGTAACTGTACAAAAAACCAGTACAACCAGTGCAAACCATGCTAAACCATCGTATAATCGCCTATCTCCTCAACAGACAAGGAAAAACCCGACTCATGAGAAATCGAGATTTATTGAAATGGTCTGGCACGAAAAATCATCCAATGTCTGCGGTGAAGGGCTGCAACTGGCGTTAATGGCAAATCGTGAATTCTGGTCAACATACGATCCGGAAGACAAATCAACAGCCCCCACAAAACACGAGGTAGTCAGTTTTTTACGCTCGCGTGGCGCATCGAAAAATCTGGCTGAAAGCATCGACAAGGTGCTGAGGCCCACCAGCCTTAAATGTGGTGGGCGACCTAAGAAGTGGAAACGGTAATCACAATAGCGGCCCCTTGCGGTCGCTATTTTTTTGCAAAAAGAAAGCGTAATCAATGAGATAAAAAACAGTGAGTACCGTTTTAAAACGGTGAGTACTGTTTTTCCCGCCCTGCCCTGTTTTACCGTATTTACCACCGGAATACGCCGGATTAACGAGGTAAAACACGATGGAAGTAATCAGAAAAATTCTTACCCGTCAGGAAGTAAAAAATATTCTGCGCATCAAGGCAGACAGTTCGCTACAGGACATGATCAACGCCGGAAAATTCCCGAAAGGCTTCAAAATCGGTCTGCGCCGTGTTGGCTGGTATGAAGATGAGGTGCAGGCCTGGTTGAAAGAACGCGAGGAAGAAGCGCGCGGAACGGCTGCGTAATGGTGTGAGGTGTAACGCAATGAACATAACAAAAAGCGCCCCGTTGCCGGAGCGCCCTTGTGAACAATTAACCTGCTGCGAAAAAAATGGATCAGTGCAGGGGAATTATATCAACTGTGTGAAGAAGCGCCACTATTGCCGGATAACAGGCAAAGAAAAGGCCACCAGTCACGGTGGCCCTGCGACACAAATTTCGCGTTATCCCCAACGTATGAGCATCGCCAACAATGCCACATTTGCGGCTGGTGGGCAATGCAATCAGTCTGGTTCAGTTCGTTGCCATACCTGCAATGAGCGCTTTTCCCTGTACTCTTTAAGAAATTGCTCAAGGGCAAAAGCACATGGCGCGAATCTTTCTGATTCATGCTCTATCTTTCTGCGCCGTCTTTTCCGTGCCGGTGATAATGTTTTGGTCAATTCTTTATCGGTCATTGTGTTGTCCTGCATAGCAATGCGCCGTAGTTACTCACACCACGGCGCTGGTGATGGTTACTCCTGCTCTTTGGCCTTGCGGCGCTGGCGGCGTTTGATCTCGCCTTGCATTGACGCAATGATGAATTGTGATGTGCTTTCGCCTGATTCTTTCACTGATTCCATGGCGTTTACTATTTCGTGTGGTACACGAGCCTTTAGAGCTTGTGATTTTGCGTTTGTTGTACCCGTTGCCATTTCTATTCCTCTGTTGGATTGGTGGGGGACAGTATACACAGAAAAAGCACAAATAAAACCCTTGACGTGGGCCACACCTAAAGCATATAGTGGGCCACACCTTGAGATTATCAAGGTGCATAAATGCAAAGCCCCGCAAGTGTCGTTACCACTCGCAGGGCTTCTAACCACCAACGATAGCGAAAGTATCGAGGTAGCTATGTTAAATCATACCACACACCCGCAAGGGCGGGACTCGTACAACCTGAATAAATACATCTGGCGTTTTATCGCCCTGAGCACGGCACAACCGCGCGTGATTACCATTGAGGCCACCAGCGAACAGGAAGCGCGTCAGCAATCTCCTGATGGCTGCGTGATGGTATTCGCTGCCCGTATTCGCCAGGGGGGGAGTCATGCATAAAATACCCTTTGATGTTCTTGTTCATTCTGAAAACGCATTAATCCGCGCAAAGGAAATGGACGCATTACTACTTAAGTTAATTGATGTGCCGGAAAGTGGCGATGAATCTGATTCAATGATGTTTTCTGCCGTGCGTACGCTATTAACGCCTGTTATTAATGAATTAAATACAGTAATGGCAATTCACGAGAATAATAAAGCGCAGCACACCGGAGAATAAAAAACATGAAAAATAAAAATTCTGGCGTTACTGCCAGCGGCCCCGCTCGTCCTGAATTTATGAACGGCGATATTTACCGCGATAAATATGGCGGCATGGTAACGATTAAAGGCGTGGCAGAACGGCGCATCACCTACCGTCGTGAAGGCTACGAATATGATTGCGTGATGCCTGTTTATCAGTTTCGGCGTGATTTTTCTCTGGTACAGGCAGCGCCCCGCAGTAAACCAACCAGCAGGGAGAAAGCACGCGCCAATATTCAGGAAATAAAAAAGATGCTTAACGTATTCAGGGGTAAAAAATGAAACTGGCACCGAACGTAAAAAAACAGCCACGCGGAATAAAACACAAAGACACAGAGGTAATTATTTTCGCGGGTAGTGATGCCTGGTCGCACGCGAAACAATGGCAGGAGCAGGATGGCCCCGCATCCGGCGATAATGTGCCGCCTGTGTGGCTTGGGCCAAATCAGCTTGCCGAACTTGATGCACTGAAAATTGTTCCGGATGGAAAAAAACGCGTAAGGCTGTACCAGGCCGGAGAACTGGATTTGGTGGAGACCAAAAAGATTGGTCAGAAGCTGGCGGCGGCAGATATTCAGGACGCAAATTTTTACCCCGAAGGAATGCACGTCCAGAAGTGTGAAAACTGGCGGCGCTATCTGAATGCTGAGCGTGAAAATATTGCCGCAGGGCTTACCATGCCGGAGCAGAAAAATACGCAACTGGCACAAATGGCAGACAGTGAGCGCGCGCAGCTGCTTGCCGAGCGATTTGATGGCGTTTGTGTGCATCCGGAAAGTGAAATCGTTCACGTATGGCGCGGCGGGGTATGGTGTCCGGTCAGCACAATGGAACTTAGCCGCGAAATGGTGGCGATCTATTCAGAGCACAGGGCCACTTTCAGCAAGCGCGTAATCAATAACGCCGTGGAAGCGTTAAAAGTTATTGCCGAACCAATGGGCGAGCCGTCCGGCGATTTGCTGCCGTTCGCCAATGGTGCGCTTGACCTGAAAACGGGGGAATTTTCCCCGCACACGCCGGAGAACTGGATCACCACGCACAACGGCATTGAGTACACGCCACCAGCACCAGGGGAGAACATCCGCGATAACGCGCCAAACTTTCATAAATGGCTTGAGCACGCAGCCGGAAAAGACCCGCGCAAGATGATGCGTATATGTGCCGCGCTGTACATGATTATGGCGAACCGGTACGACTGGCAGATGTTTATTGAGGCCACCGGAGACGGCGGGAGCGGTAAAAGTACATTCACGCACATAGCCAGCCTTCTGGCAGGGAAACAGAACACGGTAAGCGCTGAAATGACATCGCTTGATGATGCTGGTGGACGTGCGCAGGTTGTCGGGAGTCGTCTTATCGTCCTGGCTGACCAGCCGAAATATACAGGCGAAGGAACGGGCATCAAGAAAATCACGGGCGGTGACCCCGTGGAAATTAACCCGAAATACGAAAAGCGTTTCACGGCTGTAATCAGGGCGGTGGTGCTGGCGACCAACAATAACCCGATGATATTCACCGAACGGGCCGGAGGTGTGGCACGTCGTCGCGTGATTTTCCGTTTCGACAATATCGTCAGTGAGGCCGACAAAGACAGGGAGCTACCGGAAAAGATTGCGGCTGAAATCCCTGTGATTATCCGCCGATTACTGGCGAACTTTTCCGCCCCTGAAAAGGCACGGGCTTTACTCATTGAACAGCGTGACGGTGATGAAGCACTGGCGATAAAGCAGCAAACGGATCCGGTTATTGAGTTTTGCCAGTTCCTGAATTTTCTGGAGGAAGCACGCGGCCTGATGATGGGCGGCGGTGGCGATTCAGTGAAGTACACGACCAGAAACAGCCTTTACCGCGTCTATCTGGCGTTTATGGCGTACGCAGGCAGGAGCAAACCGCTAAACGTAAATGACTTTGGCAAGGCTATGAAGCCAGCCGCGAAAGTTTACGGACATGAATATATTACGCGGAAAGTTAAGGGAGTAACGCAGACTAACGCAATAACAACAGACGAGTGCGACGCGTTTTTATAATTTTTTGTAATTGCTGTCTACCCTGTCTACCTGAGTAAAGAAAAATACATTTAATTCAGTGCATTAAGTTAGGTAGATAGCCTTTTTTTACTGTCTACCCACTATCTACCCTCTCTACCTGATTTTACCTGAATCAGACAGGGAGGTAGACACGGGGTAGATAGTGGATAAAAGCACTCTACCCCGCTGAAAGCCGCGCCATTACTGGCATGAGGGCCACTAAGGTAGATAAGGTAGACAAGGGGAGGCACAACTCAAAACTTTTTAAACGAGGGGGTAAAAATAAATATGCACACTTCAGGGAAATTTAATAAATCACTCAAAAAACGCAGAGACAGAACAGAACCGAAATATCGCGCGTTAGACATGACAGAGCACGCTTTAAAGGTGGCAATCAGAACGATAGACCGCCACGCGGGGGAAGGATACGCGAAAGCACATCCCGAACTGATAAGCGCATTCATGACCACGACGGCGGCAAATTTTGCCACGCTGACAGAGCGGGAGATTGCGGAAGCTGAACAGGTGACAACCATCAACGTTAAAACCGGAGAGCAGACTGCATGACAGCACAGATAGCAGCTTACGGTCGGCTGGTGGCTGACCCGCAGTTAAAGACCACCAGCAAAGGGACACAAATGGCGATGGCGGGTATGGCGGTTCCCCTGCCGTGCAGCCAGGCAGATGACGGAACGGCGACGATGTGGTTATCTGTCCTGGCGTTTGGCAGACAGGCCGACGCACTGGCAAAACACCACAAAGGCGAACTCCTGAGCGTGGCGGGTAATATGCAGGTGAGCCAGTGGACAGGCCAGAACGGCGAAACGCGGCAGGGCTGGCAGGTTATCGCAGACAGTGTAATCAGTGCCAGAACGGCGCGACCGGGCGGCAAAAAAGGTCAACAGGGGCAGGCTACTGACGCACTGAACAGGGCAAAACAACAGGCGGGAAATGATGATCCGTACGGGGATAACATACCGTTTTAAGCAACGAGTAACAGAGGCCGGAGCAATCCGGCTTTTATCAGTTGAGTCCGTCACACTACGCAAAAAAAAGGCCGGAATATTCCGACCCTTTCATCACCAAAGAGAATAATTTATGTCTTTGAACTTGTAACGCTGTACAGAATGACACGTAACGCCGGATAAATAAACGAAGATTGAAACTTTGCACACTATTGCATAGCAATGCATAAAGATGCCAAACAAGGCAGATGATAAAATTAACGCGACACTTTTACTAAGTATTAAGAGGTTATATGAGTGATTTATATTCGCCAGCCATGTTAATACAGGTTGTTAATGCCGAAGATATTCAATGGCAGATTAATTCTTTATTTATAAACCTGTTTTTTAAGCGAGTCGTTACATTTGAGACGCGGGATATTGCGCTTGATATTATTGACGATCCAGACATCCCGATGGCTGCATTTTGTTCCCCTATGGTTGGTAGTAAAGTCTCACGCGATGAAGGCTACGAATCAAAAGTAATTCGCCCTGGCTATATGAAGCCAAAAAGTAGTATCGACCCAAATAAAATAGCCGTTCGTCAACCAGGCGTATCACCTGAACAATTCAATGCATATTCATCACGCAGTTTCAAAATAAAGCGAGCGTTAGTAAGACAAGCGCAGGCAATTCGTGCGCGTATTGAGTGGCTTGCTGTTCAGGCGGTTACAACGGGGAAAAATATCATTGAAGGCGATGGAATTGAACGTTATGAACTGGACTGGAATATAAAACCACAAAATATTATCACGCAGTCCGGCGGTACGGAGTGGAGCGGTAGAGATTTATCAACATTTGATCCAAACGATGACATCGAAGAGTACGCAGAAATCAGCGAAGGTACTACAAATATCATCGTAATGGGCCGCAACGTATGGAAAAAATACCGCGCCTTTAAAGCAGTAAAAGATTGCCTTGATACTCGACGGGGATCTAATTCCGTTCTTGAAACGACCCTGAAAAATCTTGGGGATTCTGTAAGCTTCAAGGGTTACGTTGGCGATGTTGCTATTGTGGTATATAGCGGACGTTATACCGACGAGGACGGCAAAGAAAAATATTTCCTTGATCCTGATTTGATGGTGCTTGGCAACACATCATTACAGGGCATCGTTGCCTACGGTGGCATTCAGGATCCTGAGTTAATCAGAATGGGGCTGACTAAAGCCGAACTTGCGCCGAAAAATTACATCGTACCAGGTGATCCGGCTATTGAATATGTGCAGACGCACAGCGCACCGCAACCAATACCGGCCCGCATCAATCGTTTTGTTACCGTTCGCATTGGTTAAGGGGGAGCAATGGCTACTCATTACACTGAACTCATGGCTGGCACTGAAGCACTGGTTACTACGTTGGGGATATTTTCAGCTAATAAAGGGGTAATTCCTGCATTTACGCCACTGATGCAAGAAGATGCAACTGGTGCACTGGTGGTATGGGATGGAACGAGCGCAGGCAAAGCTGTTTATGTTTCCGCTGTACAAATCGATACAGCGACAAAAACGCAGGCTCAGGTTTATAAAACCGGCGTCTTAAATGTTGATGCTCTGAACTGGCCTGAGTCTGTAACACAACTATCAGCAAAAGTTGCTGCGTTTGTTGGCTCAGGTATTTCTGTTCAGCCGCTGGCACGTGTGTGAGGTACGAGAATGATTGAAAGAGATAGTCAGCTACGAGAGCTATTAGATATCGATGACAAAATGAGTTTAAGCGAGCGCCTTGTTGATATGGATCAGGTAGTGGAGCTTACAACCCTTAGCCGTCGCACATTGCTAAACCTTGAGGCTCGCGGAGAGTTCCCCGAACGCGTACAGGTTACGAAAGGGCGCAAGGCATGGTATTTAAGCGAGGTTGTTGCGTGGATTAACAACATTCCGCGCGCATCAAATTATTGCCTTGTTCCCACCCCCGAAAAACCTGATGCGGCGTTATGCCTCAAGATTGAACGCGCCAGGCGTAATGCCCTGAAAGGACGCAATAAGTTGATTGGTTGATGAAATTAGGGCCCGTTCTGGCTGGCGGGTCCTTTCCGGCGATCCGGCAGGCTACGGGGCGGCGACCTTGCGGTTTTTCGCTATTTATGAGCTTTTTCAGGGTGGTGGTGGTGGTTTTGTTGTTTGTTCTATCTCCATGAATGAAAAGGGAAAGATAACACCAACACACCAACCTGAAACCTTAACTAAGTGGGGATATTGATGAAATCGCACCTGATGAACAAAAAAACTATGGCGCAAAGCTGCCGCGTAAGTGCGACAGCGTTCGACAAGTGGGGAGTGACTCCCGTTGAGCGTAAAGGCCGTGAGGCGTTTTATGATGTTGCTAGCGTGATAGACAATAGGGTTAACAATGCAATTAACCAACTTACAAACGACAAAGGCGAGATTGATGATGATGAACTTTTACGCGTAAGAATCAGATTAATGACGGCCCAGGCGGAAGCGCAGGAACTTAAAAACGAGCGCGAACGCGGCGAGGTGATTGATACAAAGTTTTGCATCTACGCGATTTCAAAGCTGGCACAACAAATTTCTTCAATCATGGACAGCCTCCCGCTCACAATGCAAAGGCGCTTTCCCGATATAAGGCCGTATATGCTGGATGAACTAAAAAGGGAAATAGTCAAAGCATGTAACGCATGTGCAAGACTTGACGAAAACCTGCCACAGATACTGGCTGATTACCTGATGGAAACTACCGGAAACGTGCCTGAGAAGTTGCTACAGAACAAAGGCGAGTAACCGCCGCCCCGTAACGGGCCATAATTCCAGGAAGGACCCGACGACACCAGGCTATCAGAACGATGAGGGCACAATGACTGAAGCCGAACTACTGGGATTAATCCGCCGCGTCGTCGGAATCAGCCAGCAGCATGACGAACAGGCCACACAGCCGGACAGCGTGACCGCTGAAAATTATGTGCGTGTTGTTGCTGAGGTGATGCGCCGTGATGGTATTGAGCTTAACGGCGTGGATATGCGCAACATACGAACAAGAGTCCTTGAGTTGCTGGCATACCGTCGCCGTTCTCAACAACGGAGGGAGAGCGCGAAAAATACTTACCAGTGGAAGAAGCCGGAACGGTTGCGGCGGTAG